AATATTTTTCACATTTAGTTTATGTACATATAATTTTGCTTCATTGTACGATCTAAATTTCTTACGTATGAATGGGAATGGATTATTAGTCCCTAAAAAATCACTCCAACCTTTCCATTGTTTTTTATATGCCCTATCAGGTCTTTTTGGCATTCTACAGGGTTTATTTAAAGCGTGCCATTTTGCATACTCGCTTATAGAATTTATATTTTCTTCTGCTATAAGAATTTTTGCCTCTTCAAAGCTAAAACACACCCGCTGTCTTCCTCTTGGGCGCTTTACTTTTTCATCTTTTTTCTTTTTTCTAGGTCTGCCCATATTTTATTTTGAAGTAATTGATTTACATAAATATTTAGTATGAAAAATATGAGAAGAACTTCTTTATTACTAGCTGAAAGCTTTGACGCTTGGAGAATTATTCCTAGGCTAGTAATAGTCATGTATGCATATTTAGTTTATGAATTGTATGTATGGTTTAAAAACATTCCTACTTACGTTGAGCAAAAATGCGATGCTGCATTAATGAAGATATTTTTGGATAGTGGTGTAGAGCTTGATAGAGTGATAGAACTTTCTTGTACTGTTGCGGATGTTGTAGGTGGGCCTACAACTGCACAATCTGCGTTCGTAACAACTATTATAGGACTAGCAGCGGGAATATTCGGTTTGTATACTGCAACCGGCAGGAAGTGGGATAGAGGGCTTCCTGCCGATTTAAATATGTCCCCTACATGGAGTCCGGGAATGCCAGATAGACGAATTCCTAGAGAACCCATCGAAGATTTAAACAATTTTATAGACGATGGTACTGGACCTATGGCAAGCGGGAAACCTGAGAATAAACAAAAATCAAACCAACCTAAAGTACCATAACCTATTTGTTAACAGACTTTCCTGATAACATTGGAACAAATTTTTCGGCTTTGTCCAAAATATTATTAAGTTTATTCTTTGAGCAAAAACGCAAAAATGAAATATAATCAAAGCAGTTCTGTTTTTGTATTTCATCATTTATGGTTTCATTGATAGCTTCTCGAATAAAACCGGGCTGCTTTTCTAAATCCATCAAAATCTCATTCTCTTTAAATACTTCTCTAGTTTTATAAACCATTTCCTTGACTTCTCCATCTATGTTTTCCAAACTTTTAAACTCATTTTGCATGATATTTTCACGTTTAAATGGATCTAAAAATGCTTCTCTTATTTTAGTCTGTCGCAATCTTGGATAACTTGACATTACATTGTCTCCGGCGTCTCCGCGAATACATTTACTAAACATAAAGTATGAAGGATCATTATCCCAATCATCTAAATTTAGAAATTTATCTGTAGCAGGATCTATAATCTGCAAATTATTTTTAGTTAATAATTGGAGAAAATCTCGATCCGATGCAATTAAAGTGTGTTTATCATCTGGATGTGATTGAATAAATCCAGCTATTAAATCATCAGCCTCCAACCATTCTCTACGTATAGTAATAATATTTGTCTTATTCTTCAGCATTTCATATAATTCGTCCATGTGCTGATCAAATATTTCAAACTTTTTTATGTCTTCTTCCGTTAAATTTTTTCTTCTATTGCCTTTATACGGTTTATTTGTAACACATTTAGTCAAGTCTTTTGTGTAAAGCTTTCTCCACGATCCCTTGTCAAATGCAATGACAACTTTATTAGGCTTTACTTTATTAAAATAATAGTTTATTGATGTTAATGCTACATGATGACACATTCCTATTACGATTTCAGGACTTTCTTTAATGTGCCCCATGAACGTTCTATGTAATAATCCATGACCATCTATAATTAAATAATGATTATTCAAAATCGCTTCTCCTTTCATCGTCGTCATCGTCTTCCAAGAGAGCTTCATTAGTCAATGAATTTAGCCATCTTTGAATCATTTCAGATTCTGTTCCATTATATCCATGTGATCTTAATAGTTTAATAAAAGCAGGATTCCAGTCTAAGTTTATTCCTATCCCGTCTTTTTCGTCATTATATTCTCCAATGACTTCAACCCATGGCTCTGGAGATTTTCGTAACTTTTCTCTTCTCTCCAAATCCTTTTTAACTTTTATAGCTTCATTTGTTTGATTCAACCATTCCTCGATGACATCATTTTCATCAGTAGACTTGATATCAAAATTTAGCTTCAAATATTCAATATATTCTTTGTTCCATTTATATCTTTCATTTATTGGCCTATCTTCGGATACGCCGGGGATTGGCGAGAACATAGGTTCTACTACTTTTGGTAGCTCTGCGTCGGATTTTGAAAACCATTTTTTTAGAAAATTCATAATTTATACCTCTGGGAAAACATATAAGTCTAAGTCTAAAGGATTGCAATATAATGTGTTTCTTGCTGTTACATATATATCAAGAGAATCATTGTTTGCAAAATGATCCTTAAGTATAGCAGAAAGTACATTATATTTAAACGTATGAGAGAAAGAAGTTTTATCACCCAATTGCTCAAAATTGTCAGTGATATAGTGAACCATTTCGTCGGCCCCATCCTTTTCAATTACCCTCATCATTATCTTTCCAGTTTCTTTTGAAAGTGATACGTTAATTAAATCAGTTGTCATTGCTGACTTAGACTTTAGTATTAAATCAAAAGTGTATTTATTCATGTAATATTTAAATGCCAGAGTATCATTAACCCTTTTTGGTATTCTTAATAATGTCGGATCATTTCCATTGAAGCTTATTACTGTACGACCTTTTTTTATATTTAACGAAGATATAAATTTAGTGCCATCACTTTTTTCTTTATCTGTTACTACTACTTCAAAGTCCTTTTCAAATAACTTTAATCTTGAGTTTAATACTTGAATTCTGGAAGTGGCGAAAGTAGGCAAATCTTTAAATTCTCCACCAGAAAACTTGGAAAACATAACAATTCCACTTTCTTGCATAATAGATCTAGCACCACTGGAATCAATTGCTATAGCGTCCATATTTAGTGAGGAAGTAAATCTTATTAAGTCTTTTAATGTTATTAAATCTTTTTCGTTTAGTTTCATATTTTAGTATTCCAATACTTCGCTCATCATAAGCGATTTTTGTGTCGGTATCTTTTCACCGATAGATTTTACAATATTTAATAAAGGTTTGTCCACCAACCTTTCAATCTGAGCATCTGTATCTATGATAGATTTGAACCTATTAAACCATTCTGGTAATATTTTAATATCTGTTGGTACAGCTATACTTTTAAATCTACCGAATTGTTTTTTCAAGTAATAGGTTTTAATCTTCATTCCTGAAACTATTTTCGGAGATTCCGTGTCTTTAAATTCCTCGCAACATAAATTCCAAAAAATTCCAGCAGCAATATGTCCCGGTAGTCTAGTAGAATTGTCAAATTTATATTCTTCCGTATACTTTTCTATCTTTTTGATTCCTTTTGGAAGACCAATTTCAAGTATGTTATCCACATTTGAAAGAGAATTTTTATAATCAACAATAGAGTATCCTATTTCATTCCACGATACGCCATCAAGTAATTCATCTACGAACTGTGATAATTTTTTTGAAATGGGTTTGGGGATAGTAGTTTTCTTTAACTGCAGGCCCATTATTTTTAATTTATCAACTTCAAATCCTTCCGAATAAATTAGTTTAAGGACGTAAAGTTTCTTAGCTACGAAAATTCCTCGTTTTGCAATAATATCTAATTCTGCACTAATGCTTTTATTGAAGTTATTATTACAGAAAAAGTTATTACTCATAAATGTAGGGAAAGATTCATTAACTAATTGTTGGACACCGTTTCCTACTTTTACAGCAGTATCTAAATCTTTACAATGCGTTTTGAAATAAACACTGTCAGTATCGGAGTAAATACAGCTATCAGAGGGATATGTATACTTTCCGTCTAATAATTCTGCGGTTTTTCTAACCATATGCATCAATATTTCTTGACCAGATCTTGTAGTAGATTCTGCTAATCTTACATCATAAAATTTAAAGAATTTATTACCTAAAGCACCATACATGGAGTTTAATTGTATTTTCTTAATATATTGCACTCTATTGCAATAATCCGCTGCTAGCTGCAATTGTTTTATACGGGGATCGCTCGCATCTACTCCTTGGCTTTTAAGTTCTTGAATTTCCTTTTTGCTATTTTCATATTTTTTCTTATAATCTTTTCTTGACTTAAACCAATCTTCAAGAATTGCAGGTATAAATCCTTTTTTATTCAAAGAAAAAACTGTTCCGAATCCACTCAATGATAAATTTTGAGCAGGTAGGTATTCCGCCCATTCCTTCGCTTTAAGCGTTAAACTTTCACCAGACTCTAAAAGTAAAAGTAGCTCTTTATCAGTTCTATCGGCTATTTGATAATATGCTTCGGAATTATCTAAGAATTGCCCATAGAGTGTTTCGGGGCTTATGTTTACTCCTCGTATAGTTGAAGGATATAGTGAAGCTATATCTATAGCTCCAATCATTTCGTGCATACCTACTTGTGGTGGTAATACAAGTGCTCCGGTGTATTTTTCACCAGAGGAATCGGCAAACTTGGCATCAGGCACTTTTGCATTCAAATTATAGTGACAATAATTAATGATTGCTAGCTCCGCAAGTTTAATTGTTCCTGTTATATTTGGAATTAGTCCACATGCCATATGTGACATATGAATTGCAAGCTGAACATATCCTAGTGTATCTTCAAATCCCTTAAGAACAACTGCATCTCTTACGTTATATCGAATAAAATCTAAAAAGTTATTTCTATATAAGTCATATAGGCTTCCTTCATATGACATTTTAGGTAAATCTGGTAATTTTTCTTCTGAAATAGCTTCAAGAGTATAAGATGGTTTTTCCACAACTTCAAATTTTTTGAAGATTTCCAAATAGTCCAGTGAAACTCTGCCGCTTAATTCTACGACTTGTCGAGGAATTCCATTCTTTCCAAGAACTTCTTTTACTCTTGGCTTCCTCGCCATAGGAAAAGATAGCTTATTTGCATGCTCTTCCGAGAGAACTTTCTGAAGCCTTTTGTATATATAAGGAATATCATACCCTTCGCTATTCCATCCAGATAAAATGTCACTGTCTTCAATTTCTTTAAGTAAGTATAATAGTAGCTCTTTTTCAGTTTTGCAAATTATAACTTCACTTTCACTTGTTATATCGGAAGTTAAATCATCAGTGGAAAAATTTTTCCAAGTTTCTGGTGGAACTACATATACTTTTGTAGTATTTGACCAATAATGATGAAATGCTATTGCACTTATTGGTGCATAAGGATCTTCTACAGACGGAAAAGCACGAGTTTTATCATAATCTACTTCGATATCCAGAAATGTTATATTAAGTGCTGGAATTTGTGAATCGTAATAAAATTCAGAAAGAATTTTGTACTCTGGCGATATGTCCGATTCGTATAATGTGCAACCAGATGAGCGGTAAGCTTCCTTTAATTCCTTTAAAGATTTACCGCTATCCGATTCGATTTTACGCAATTTGTTTCCATAAATATCGGTAAATTCACCATATTCATCATTTATATAAAAATAAAATGGTGCTCTATAATGTTTAACCACACGTTCAGTGTGGGATTTCCTCTCCCACACTAAAACTTCTTTGTAGTTATCACTCATGCATGCCGATATATACATTTATTCTCCTGCGTCGGCTTCCGAACTATCATCGCCGGACAAGGTTGGGAACAAAGTTTCAAAACATGTAACAAATACATCCGTTTCTTGTGCAACGTCATTATAGTTGTGTTTGTGAAGGGTTCTAGCCATCTTCATAACAATCTTCTTTGGAATTTCAAATTCCTCGTTGATGCTTGCAGCAACATCTTTCATAAATTCCCTCTTGTCTTCAATAAATTGAAGAGCGCCGGCCATTTCATGTAGAGCGTCTGAAATCTTCTTACGCTGTACAGGATCTGAGGGTAGGGTGAAAGACTGTGTATCTTCGTTTGACATAAATCTAATATCTCCTAGTTGGAGAGATTACTTTACGATGTTTGGAAGAATATGTCAATGGGGTTGCGATAACCACTTTTTATAATTGGGCTCAAATAAAGTCTGATCGTACTTAAATCTATCTTGACAAACTAAGTTAAACTTAATTAAAAACTGATCAGCTACTTTTGGTGGTTTGACATTAAACGCAAAGTTTTTACAGCTAGGTAATACAACTGCTGACCCCCTTTGAGTGTTTAATGAAAAATTAAAATTTGGAAATTGTAAACTTCCACCATATACTTCATACATTGGATCTAAATTTTCTTTTGAATCTTGCAAATATACATCCTTTAAAAAAATAAGTATAGTAAAATCAGAATCATTTACTCTAACCCATTTGTTTCTTATATATTTTTCTGCATCGGATTCTGGATATTCTTCTTGACAATTTTCGGGATACCATTCTATAGTCATAGGTAATAGACCTGCGTACTCCACACCATAATGCTGTTCTATGGTAGGAATTATAGGTTTAATTACATTAGATACTAGTCTTCCTTCTAATAGCTTATTATACCGAATGGTTTTTAGTGCTACAGATTTTTTGTGATTAAAATCCGGTGTATCTGCATCATAAAAAGAGGTTATTTCCTCGCACATTAATGGAGAAATGATGTCACGATAAAATAAAAATGGAGATTTAAGCATATTTTGATGAAACTACTATTCTATTATCATCAGATTTAATCAATTTAAATGGTTCATTTAAATATTC